CCATGTGATTCTGAGAGCATTATTTTACCAACGGTTTTAGGCAAAGTCAATCTTTTGCCGACATCCACAAAAGAAAGAGGTGATCTGATTTGACTCTTGCCGAGTTTAGTAATGTGATTGGCTTTAAAGTGAACAACGGCGACGTTCAGAAGGTCAATAACACATTCAGCAAGATTAAGAGCACCGCCACCCGCGTCCTGGGCGCCATTGGCATTGGCCTCAGCCTCACTTCTATGAACGCTCTTGTTGAAGAATTCAACAGAGTCAAAGACCAGATCCGCAACTCCACAAGTGAACTCGGCAACCAGGCCGAGATTCAGCAGAAAATCCTTGAAGCTGCAACTGCCACTCGTTCGCAGTACGCACAGACCTCTAAAGTGGTCTCCAACCTCGTCAAAGAAAACAAGGAACTCTTCGGAAATGTAGACGAGGCAATTAAGTTTAATAATGCAGCGACGATGCTCTTCAAGACGGCCGGTAAAACCAATGAGGAAATTGCTGGCCTGATGGAAGCCATCAACAAATCGTTTGCCAAAGGCAAGATCGACAGCGAAACGCTGAACCAGCTCCTTGAGCGTTCCCCGGAAGCAGTTGAACTGCTGAACAGGCAGCTCGGCACGACATCCGACCAGCTTGAGAAAATGGCGCAGGACGGTAAATTTACTGTCACAGATCTGAAGAACGCATTTGTAAACAACGCTGATTCTATACAAGCCAGCTTCGGCAATGTAAAGACCACCATTACGGATGCTATGACCGTGATCCGTAACAAGTGGGGTCTTTGGCTGGCAGACACCAATGATGCAATTCAACTGACGCAGACCCTATCTACCGTTATGGTAAAGGGCTTTGACGGGCTGCTTCGTGTCTTAACCCGAGTGCGCAATGGCGTTGTCTGGTTAGGTGATAAATTAGGTGGCATCGAAAAAGTCTATAAACTGATAGCACTAGCTGCGGGAGCTGTCTTTGGTGTTGCCGCTTTGAATAAGTTGGCAGTCTTTATAACCAACATCAATAAGCTGACAACAGCACTATCTCTAACACGGCTCAAAATTGTCGGTATTGCTGCCGCCGTAATACTACTTGCGCTTCTGATCGAAGACTTTATCGTCTTCATGAAGGGCGGCGACTCGATCTTCGGTTCATTGCTTGAAAAAGCAGGTATCGATGCAGACGGACTTCGAGAAAAGCTTGTAACAGTATTTCGAGGAATACGAGACACAGTTCTTCCTATGTGGGTAGGATTCTGTTCGGTATTCAAAATGCTCTTTGAGGGAATCCGTTCCTTCTGGGCAGAGTGGGGCGACGAAATTCTCGGCGGTATAGGCAAAGTCCTTGGCGTCATCGCCAACGCCATTGTGTCGTTCATGAGCTGGATAACCGGCAGCGAAGATGCCAAGGAAATCATGTACGCCCTTGGCGAAGCAATCGGTGTAGTAGCCGCCGCGATTGCTATTGCTGTTCCTATTATCGCCACATTAAGCGGAGCCATCTCAGCAGTCAGTGCAGTGATCGGCTTCATCACAAGCCCTGTTGGTCTTGTGGTTGCTGCCATTGCCGCCCTCATTACAATTATTGCCCTTTTGGTTAAGAATTGGGACAAAGTCAAGGATGCGGCGTCCCGATGCTGGAACTGGATAAAAGGTGTCTGGAGCGGAGCAGGAAACTGGTTCAAGACGAAAGTTATCGATCCGATCGTCGGCTTCTTTAATGGCTTGTTCGACGGCATCGTCGGCATCTTCCAGAGCACAAACTGGCAGAGCATTGTCCAGTTTATCATCAATCCGTTCGCCGGAATTTTCAGCTATCTGTATGAAAATTTCGAGGGATTCCGAAACTTCATCGACGGAATCGTCCTGGGCGTCCGCGATACAGTCGTCAACATCAAAGACAGCATCGTTGAAGGCTTCGCCGCAGCCATCGAGTGGATTCGCGCCTTGCCCGAGCAGGCCCTGACCTGGGGCAAGGACATTGTCATGGGTATCGTAAACGGCATCAAAAACGCCATCAGCCATGTCGGCGATGCAGTGAAAGACGTCGCAGACAAAATCAAGTCGTTCCTCGGTTTCTCGGAACCGGAGGATGGCCCCTTGAGCAACTTCCACACCTATATGCCTGACATGATCGATCTTATGAGCAAGGGCATTAAGGGTGGCAGGGAGAAAATCAAGGCAGCCTTGAACGAACTGACCGGCGATATGGCCCTCATAACAAACGATGGTATCGCCAATACCAATGCTGCTCTGAGCGAACAGACTGGCGTTATTCCCAAGAATGCTAACGCCGGTTCTGTCGGACCAAACTCCGCGCAGGATAAAACGGCTGGGAGCGTTCCAATCGTCGCCAACGCCAGTTTGAACAATTTCAACGCCGTGCTGAGCAAACTGATCGGCAATGTGGCAACTGCGACGAAAGCCATTTTCGCTAATACCAGGGCTGCCCTTAACGATCTGACCGGCAATCATGAACTCAATGCTAAGGATGGCTTTGCCAAGCTCAAGAATGCCATAGGTGAGATGATCGGCAGCAAGGAACTCCTTACCAAGGAGGGTATTGTCAATATCAAGGCCACGCTAGGCGAGCTCACCAATAATATGGAACTCCTGGCAAAAGCCGGCCTTGTAAAGACGAACACTGCCGGTTCTGTTTCCAATACCACGAACAACAGAAGCATCGTCCAGAACGTCGAAATCAATAATGAGTTCAACGGCGACAGGGCGATTCAGCAGAACGCCGCCTCTACGATGGATAAGTCCGCAGGGGATGTGACTGCACAACTCGCTCGTGGCCTCGCATACGCAAGGTAGGTGATTTGAATGGCAAGAGCAAAACAGCCTGTTTCCATTAACGGAATCGAATTCGATGCACTCATCAATGAAGACCGTGGCTTTGAAGCGACGGTTCCTGAGTACGCCGTAGAAAACGGCTTCTCAGTCAGCGATGCTATCATCCTGGGCGCCGAAACGCTCATCATGACCTTGTACGTCACCAATACGCCGGTCACTTGGTATCACCGTCACGGCAACAATCCGAACCGCGTCGATACGGTAGTTAAACAGCTCCAGGATCTGTATTACTCCGCAACGCCGGTAACAGTCGTCACCTCGGACACCTCATACACCAACATGGCGATTGAGAGCATGACGATTAGCAAATCGGTCGATGTTGGCTATGCCAGAGAAATCCCGATCTCCTTCCGAAAGATTCGCATTACCCAGGCGACCACAACGATGATTCCTGACAGCTACGGCAAGAGCGGAGACACCGGTGCCCCTGCTGGAACTGCTAATACTTCTACAGGAAACAGCTCGGGCCCTGACACTTCATCGTCTTCCAAAAAACCTTTGACCAGTACCTTGTACGATGGGTTCAAAAGTTTTGGAATCATCTGAAAGGAGCCGGAATGGAGTATATCATCATCGAAGTGCCGGACATGAACGACAGCATCTCTCGTATTGTGTTGAACGGGACAGCTTATATGCTCCGCTTCTCATATAACGATACCTGCGATTACTGGAAGTTCAGCCTGTACACCGCTCAAAATGACCCCATTGTCTTGGGCATAAAAATCGTTCCGCGTTTTCCGCTCAATGTTTTCTATGGCGTGACAAGCATACCCGATGGCTTCTTTGCTGTCTTGACCAAGAAAGATAGGGTAGGGCGGAACGATTTCAAAGATGGAAGTGCGCAGTTTATTTTCGCTCCCGTGAAGATCGAGAAATAGACCGCGCTTTTTCTATACCTCCTGTCATTGGGCGTCCTGCGGGTACTCCGCAGGACAGTCCGATGACGTTCCACGGAATTTCCGTGGAATTTCCTTGGAATTTCCGTGGATTTTCCGTGGAAATTCCAGACATAACCGTAACCGTAACCTTACCGTAACCGTAACCTTTTATATATAAATACATATGGTCATTTTGGGCAAAAGTGGCCACCAAATGCACCACAGAAACCGCTTGAAAAGGAGAGCAAGAGATGGCTGGTTATAAAAACTTCGACAGACAGTACCGCATCTCTTGTGGTCCTGGAGGAGGAACAGGCTTTGAGATTGGGGAGACCCATCCTGGACAGACTGTTCCGCTTCATATCAGTTTTTCCATTCAGAAGAGTGAGCTTGAAACACAGAACACTGGCCGCGTCACTATCTGGAATCTGAACAAGGAACATCTTGCAGTCGTCAATGAAAAGGATTGCGTTCTAACCCTGAAAGCAGGCTACGGAAACGTGTTGCCCCTCATCTTCTCTGGCATCATCAGTTTTGTGGCAACGACCAACGACGGAGCAGACCGCAAGACTGAAATCGAGGTTGTGGACAACCTTGTGGAGATTCGAGATACCTACGTCAGTGTTTCGTACAACGGTACAGTCAATTGGAAGACGATCTTCGATGACGTGGCCGCACAAATGGGAGTGGCTGTGTCCTACTCCTACAACGCAGAGTTTGTGGACATCCATAATGGCTTCAGTTACGTTGGACAGGCGAGAGATATCATGACAAAGGGTTGTAACTGCTGCGGCCTGTCCTGGAGCTTGCAGAACGGTGTCATGCAGGTAAAGAAGCCTCATGATGTGATGAGCAAGGAAGTGTATCTACTTTCTGCTGAAACCGGCCTGCTTGGCATCCCGGCCAAAGTAGCTGCAACGGAATCAGGAAGCACAGGTGCCAATGAGCAGGGATGGGACGTTCAGTATTTCCTGAACGGTTCGATTCATATTGACGACTATGTGAAAGTTGAGTCGGAGACCGTGACTGGTTACTTCCGGGTGTACTCCATCGACATGGAGGGCGACAACGTGAGCGGCGACTGGATCTGCACGGCAAGATTGTTGGAGGTGCAAGGATAATGCTTCAAGAATTTGTACAGCAGATTACCAACACCATCCATAAAGAACTCAAGGGCGTACACACTGCTATGCCTGGTAAAATCATTTCCTTCGACCCGGCCAAGATGCTGGCCACCGTACAGCCGGCGCTGAAATACAAGAAGCCGAACGGAAAGACCATCGACTACCCGCAGATCACAGGCGTCCCCGTTGTGTTCCCGCAGGGCGCAAATCAGCAGGCAACAATTGCATTCCCTGTGAAATCGGGAGACGGCTGCCTCATCGTTATCTCCGAACAGTCTCTTGACTACTGGATGTTCGG